ATAGATTGGAAAAATACTGGAGATAATAGTTATGATGGTGAGAAATTAAAAATCTTAGCTCATGATGAAAGTGGAAAATGGGAGAGACCAGATAATATATTAAACAACTGGAGAGTAACAAAAACTACTTTAAGATTAGGTAGTAGAATAGTTGGTAAGTGTATGATGGGATCTACAAGTAATGCTTTAGATAAAGGAGGAGCTAATTTTAAAAAACTATACGATGCATCAGACGTTACCAAAAGAAATAGAAATGGCCAAACAAGTTCGGGATTGTATTCTTTATTCATACCTATGGAATGGTCCTACGAGGGATACATCGATACTTATGGCATACCTGTGTTCGACACTCCAACAAAGCCAATCAGAGGTATTGATGGATTTCCTATTGACATCGGAGTTATCGAGCACTGGGACAATGAAGCTGAGGGGTTAAAACAAGATCAAGACGGATTAAACGAATTTTATAGACAATTTCCTCGTACGGAGAAACACGCTTTTAGAGATGAAACAAAAGAATCACTATTTAATTTAGTTAAGATTTATGAGCAAGTAGATTACAATGAAGATGTAAATAACCAAACTATGCTAACGCAAGGAAACTTTCAATGGTATAAAGGAGTTAAAGATACTAAAGTGATATTTTATCCTAATTCAAAAGGAAGATTTATAATTTCTTGGTTACCGAATAGTTATTTACAAAATAATATTATTATAAAAAATGGAATGAAATATCCAGGAAATGATCATATTGGAGCATTTGGTTGTGATAGTTATGATATTAGTGGTACTGTTGATGGTAAAGGATCGAATGGATCACTTCATGGATTAACTAAGTTTAGTATGGAAGATGTTCCTCCTAATTATTTTTTTTTAGAATATATTTCACGTCCAGAAACTGCAGAAATATTTTTTGAAGACGTATTAATGGCTTGTGTTTTTTATGGAATGCCTATTTTATGTGAAAATAACAAACCAAGGTTATTGTATTATTTTAAACGTAGAGGATATAGAGGGTTTTCTATAAATAGACCTGACAAAGTTTGGAATAAGTTATCTAACACTGAAAAAGAAATTGGAGGAATTCCTAATTCTAGTGAAGATATAAAACAAGCACACGCCGCTGCAATTGAATCTTATATAGAAAATTATATAGGATTATTAGAAACAGGATATGGTAATATGTATTTTCAAAGAACTTTAGAAGATTGGGCTAAATTTAATATACATAATAGAACTAAACACGATGCTTCAATAAGTTCGGGTTTAGCTATTATGGCATGTAATAAACATAAATATTCTCCTAAAGCTCCTATTAATTATACTAAAATTAATTTAGGATTAAAAAGATATGATAATAAAGGATCAATTTCAAAAATAATAAAATAAATGATTTATACTAATAGCAAAAGTTCTTTTCCAGATCAAGTTGTTCCTCAAGATGTAAAAAATTCATTAGAATATGGATTACAAGTAGGTAGAGCAATAGAAGGAGAATGGTTTAGAAATTATAGAGGTAATGGATATAGATATGCCACTAATTTTACTAATTATCATAGATTAAGATTATACGCAAGAGGAGAACAACCAATACAAAAATATAAAGATGAATTAGCTATTGATGGTGATTTATCTTATTTGAATTTAGATTGGCAACCCGTACCTGTATTATCAAAATTTGTAGACATTGTAGTAAATGGAATTTCTTCAAGAAATTATGCTATTAATGCTTTTGCTCAAGATCCTACTTCTATTCAAGAAAGAACTATTTATGCTGAAAAACTTTATAAAGATTTACAAGAAAGAGAATTAAATAGTTTTATACAACTTCAAACAGGAATTAACTTAAGAGATCCTCAAGCAGAAGCTTTACAACTAGATACAGAAGATGATTTAAAATTACATTTACAATTAGATTACAAACAATCAATTGAAATTGCTCAAGAAGAATTAATAAACCAAGTTCTTGATAAGAATAAATACGAATTATTAAATAGAAGAGTAAACTATGATTTAGCTGTATTAGGAATAGGTTGTGTAAAAACTAGATGGAATAAATCTGAAGGAATAGTTTTAGATTATGTAGATCCAGCTAATTTAGTATATTCTTATACTGAAGATCCTAACTTTGAAGATTTATATTATGTAGGAGAAGTACGAAACGTTGCTTTATCTGACATAAAAATGCAATTTCCATGGTTAACAAATGAAGAACTTGAAGAGATACAAAAATATCCTGGAAATTCAGAATATTTAAGAAATTGGAATGGAAGAAATGATGATCAAACCGTACAAGTATTATATTTTGAATACAAAACATACGTAGATCAAGTATTTAAAATTAAACAAACTAACTACGGTTTAGAAAAAGCTTTACAAAAAACTGATACATTTAATCCTCCTGAAAGTGATTCATTTAATAAAGTATCTAGAGCTATTGAAGTGTTATATTCAGGAGCTAAAATATTGGGTCACCCTATGATGTTAAATTGGGGAATGGCAGAAAATATGACTAGACCTGAAGCAGATACAACTAAAGTAAGAATGAATTATAACATTTGTGCTCCTAGAATGTATAAGGGAAGAATTGAATCATTAGTTAGTAAAATTACAGGATTTGCTGATATGATTCAGTTAACCCATCTCAAAATACAACAAGTGTTGTCAAGAATGGTTCCTGATGGAGTTTATTTAGATGTAGATGGATTAGCTGAAGTTGATCTAGGAAATGGTACTAATTATAATCCACGTGAAGCTTTAAATATGTATTTCCAAACTGGTAGTATAGTTGGAAGAAGTTTAACGCAAGATGGAGAAATAAATCATGGAAAAGTTCCTATACAAGAATTACAATCTTCTAGTGGACAAAGTAAAATTCAAGCTTTAATTGGTACATATCAATACTATCTTCAAATGATAAGAGATGTGACTGGATTAAATGAAGCTAGAGATGCGACTACCCCAGATAAAGACGCTTTAGTAGGATTACAAAAATTAGCAGCTGCAAATTCTAATACAGCTACTCGTCACATACTTCAAGCTAGTTTATATTTAACTTTAAGAAGTTGCGAAAATATTTCTATGAAAGTTGCTGATAGTTTAAATTTTCCTTTAACCCACAGTGCTTTAGAGAATAGTATATCGGTTTTTAATGTAAAAACATTAGAAGAATTAAAAGGAAGAAACATTCATGATTTTGGAATCTTTTTAGAGTTAGAACCTGATGAAGAAGAAAAAGCAATTTTAGAACAAAATATTCAAATAGCTTTACAAACTCAATCTATAAATTTAGAAGATGCAATAGATATTAGAGAAGTTAAAAATTTAAAATTAGCTAATCAAGTATTGAAGCAAAGAAGAACTAAAAAACAAGAACATGACGAGCAAGTACAGCAACAAAATATAAAAGCTCAAGCAGAAGCTAATGCAGAAGCAGCCGAAAAAGCTGCTATGGCTGAGATGCAAAAACAACAAGCACTAGCAGAAACCCAAATACAAATAGAGCAAGCAAAATCTCAATTTGAAACCGAACGAATGCAAACTGAATCTCAAATAAAAAAAGAAATATTACAAATGCAATTTGAGTTTGACATGCAATTAAAGAAAGCAGACATTCAAAAAGACCAAGCTAAAGAAAAAGAGATTGAAGACAGAAAAGACGAAAGAACTAGAATTCAAGCAAGTCAACAAAGTCAAATGATAAACCAAAGACAAACTGGAGGTATGCCTTCAAATTTTGAATCACCAGAAAATGAAGGAGCTTTTGGTATTTTTTAATTATATAATATTATATTATGTCAGAAACAACAGAAGAAATAAAAGAAACTAAAGAGGGAGTATTAGAACAAGGAGAATTTAAACCTAAAAAAAAACGTGGTCGTCCTAAAAAATTAATTAATAAACAAGATGAACCTGTAAAATTAAATTTAAATAAAAAAGAAGAAAATGCCATTTCAAAGCAAGAAACAGAGGAACCTGTGTTATCGTCTACTAGCGAGAGCAAAGAAAAAGGGGAAGAAAACAAAGTGGAACTGCAAGAAGTGGGATCGTCACACCCAGAATCTGAAGAATCTAATATAACACCTATACAAGAAATTACTGATGAAAAAGAAATAGAAGAGAAAAAACCTATTGAAAAAGAATTAGTAAAAAAAGAAGAAATAATATTACCAGAAAATATTGAGAAACTAGTAGATTTTATGAAAGACACTGGTGGAACAATAGAAGATTATGTAAGATTAAATGCAGATTACACTAATGTAGATGATCAAGTTTTACTTAAAGAATATTATAAAAACATTAAACCTCATCTTAATGCAGACGAAATTGATTTTTTATTAACAGATCAATTTTCTCATTCTGAAGATGATGAAGAAAATACAATTCGCAAGAAAAATCTTGCAATGAAAGAAGAAATTGCAAAAGCAAAAAGCTTTTTAGAGGAAACAAAGAGTAAATACTACGAGGAAATCAAGTTGAGACCTGGAGTAACTCAAGAACAACAAAAAGCTATGGACTTTTTCAATAGATACAATAAAGAACAAGATGCAGTAAAACAACGGCATCATGATTTTAAAAACCGTACTAATGAGTATTTTACTAATGATTTCAAAGGTTTTGATTTTAAAGTTAGTGATAAAAAATTTAGATATGGTATTAATAATCCTGATAATGTTGCTGAAACCCAATCTGATTTGAATAATTTCGTTAAGAAGTTCTTAGATGAAAAAGGCAATATACACGATGTACATGGGTATCATAAGGCGATTTACGCTGCGAGAAATGCTGATACTTTAGCAGAACACTTTTACGAACAAGGTAAAGCTGATGCCGTAAAAGATATAAGTGCTAAATCCAAAAATATAACTAACGAGGTGCGACAAACTCCTCAAGGTGATGTATTTATTAATGGGTTAAAAGTTAAAGCTATTTCGGGTGTAGATAGTTCTAAGTTGAAATTTAAAAAACGAAAATTTGAATAAAAAATAAAAATTATGGCGTTCGTAACAGGTGGGAGTTTTCCCGCATCAATAGTTCCTGCGCAATCAAGAATGACGTTAGCTAGTAACTACTTAACGTTTGATGGTGCAACAGGAAGTTTTGCTCAACAATACTTACCAGAATTATATGAGCAAGAAGTAGAAAGATATGGTAATAGAACTTTATCGGGCTTCTTAAGAATGGTAGGTGCTGAAATGCCTATGACTTCTGATCAAGTAATATGGTCTGAACAAAATAGGTTACACATTGCTTATGATCAAGCAACTGCAGTAGCAGGAGCTGGAGCTACAGTAACTATAACATTAAACTTAACAGCAGCTAGTACTGCTGCAACAACAGTAACTAATGGAGCTGTTAGAGTAGGTCAAACTATTTTAATATCAGATAGAGCAACAGGATTAGTAACTCAAAAATTAATAGTACAAGCGTTAGGAAATAGTGGTGGTGCATTAACAAATGATGTGCTTACATGTGCATTATATGAAGTAGCTGCGGCAGCTTTTCCAGCTGCTTTAACAGGTGCTAATGCTGTTAACTTATACGTATATGGTGCTGAATTTGGAAAAGGTACAGTTGGAATGACTGGATCAATAGAACCAAATTTCACGCAATATAGTAATTCACCAATTATCATTAAAGATAATTTCCAAGTTAGTGGATCTGATGCTGCTCAAATTGGTTGGGTAGAGGTTTCTACTGAAGATGGACAAACTGGATATTTATGGTATCTTAAATCTGAATCTGAAACAAGATTAAGATTTGAAGATTATTTAGAAATGGCAGTAGTAGAGGGTGAATTAATGGCTAATGCTAATATTAGATTTGATGGTGGTGTATTCGCCGCTGGTGATCAAATAGTAAAAGGTACAGAAGGTTTATTTGCAGCTATTCAAGCTAGAGGTAATGTATACTCTGGTTTTGCAGGTGCTGCTGCTCCAGGTTCTGGTGCGATGGGAGATTTTGATGCAATTCTTAATCAACTAGATAAACAAGGTGCAATAGAAGAAAATATGTTATTTTTATCAAGACAAACATCTCTTGATTTTGATGATATGATAGCTGCAATGAACGGTAGTTATGCTTCTTCAGCAGCTGCTTCTTACGGTCTTTTTGAAAATGACGCAGATATGGCATTGAATTTTGGATTTTCAGGTTTTAGAAGAGGTTCTTATGACTTCTATAAAACTGATTGGAAATATCTAAATGATGCTACTACTCGTGGAATGTCTCAAGAGATAGATGGTGTAATGGTTCCTGCTGGAACTACGACAGTTTATGATCAAATGCTTGGTTCTAATATTAGAAGACCTTTCTTACATGTAAGATATAGAGCTTCTGAAACTGAAGATCGAAGAATGAAATCGTGGATAACTGGTTCTGTAGGAGGTGCCTACACTGACACTTTAGATGCTATGAATATTAGTTTCTTATCTGAAAGATGTTTAGTAACTCAAGCTGCTAATAACTTCGTGTTATTCCAAGGAGCTTAATAATTATTAACATTTTAAAATAGAGAAATTATGGGATTAATAAAAATTCAAAAAAACGATGGTTTAAGTGGTACTAGTAAAGGTGGTATTCAATATATTAACGGCACTAACGTTGTTGCTGCTGTAATGTCTGGAGCTGCTGTTCTAGAATTAACTGTTGAAGCTATTGACGCTGCTAAAGATACTGTAAGTATTACTTATAGTGGCGGTGCTGGTAGTCCTCCAAGTGAAGCGGATATATTAGCTGCTTGGGAATCAGTATTAGTTGATGCAAATGGTTCAGTATGTACACTTATATCTGCACCACAGCTTTATAATGATCAGTCTCCTGCAGAGGCTATTTATCCAGCTGTTGCTATTGCTTAATTGCATACAATAATAAGATCCCGTTTCGGCGGGATCTTTTTTAATTATTATATTATATTATATCATGGAAGAAATAAAAGAAAAAAAGAAAAAACCCGAAGTAAAACAAGATACTTGGGAATATAAAGATAGAAATTACTATTTATTAGGAAGTAAAGAACCTTTAACTTATACTATTCCTTCTCGCCATACCAAAAGATTTTCTTTAGTATGGTTTGATCCCTCAAGAGGTTATGAAAGAGAATTAAGATATGCCACTAATCAAAAAAGCATATTTGTAGATGAACAAGAAGGTCCTGCAACTTTAAAACATATAGTTTTTGAAAAAGGACATTTATTTGTTCCTAAACAAAAAAGAAATTTACAAGAATTTTTATCTAAACATCCTCACAAAGGGATAATATTTTCAGAATTTGATGCAGTAGAAGAAGCTGAAGATCAAGTAGAGATATTAGAAAAAGAAATAGAAGCTTTAACTATAGCAAAATCATTAGATATAGATCATGCAGAAGCTATTTTAAGAGTAGAATCTGGATCTTCTGTTTCTAACTCAAGCTCAAAAGAAATAAAAAGAGATATTTTATTATTTGCTAGAAAAAATCCAAAAATGTTTTTAGATCTTGTACAAGATGAGAATGTTGTATTAAGAAATTTCGCTATAAAAGCAAGAGAGTTAGGTATAATAAAATTAGCTGACGATCAACGAACTTTTAAATGGGGAACTAATAATAGAAAACTAATGAGTGTACCTTTTGATGAAAACCCATATTCAGCTTTAGCTGCTTGGTTTAAAACAGATGAAGGTTTAGAAGTATATAAATCTATTGATAAAAAACTGAAATAACAAGTGATTATAATTAAGGCGGCTATGCGGCCGCCTTTTTTAATAAAAAATATTTAAAATGATAGATGTAGATTGGGTATATAAAACAGTTCTATTAATCCTTAACAAAGAGCAAAGAGGATATTTAACTCCTGATGAGTTTAATAAAATCGCCACACAAGTACAACTTGAAATATTTGAAAAATATTTTGAAGATCTCAATCAACAACTACGTGTTCCAGAATCAATGGCACAAGGTGATAGTGAATATGGAGATAGAATAAAATCTTTAGAAGAGCGAATACAAATATTTAAAACTAATACAGTACTTAGTGGTTCTAATCCGTTTAATCTGCCTTCTACAGCACCTACTCTACATCGTATAGGTAGTTTAGAATTCCAACCTTCTAATTTAAATCCTGTAGAAATACAAAGATGTACTAGACATGAATATAATGAGATTAGTAGATCAAAACTCACAAAACCTACTAATACTTGGCCTGTTTATGTAGAAGAAAATAATCAATTTTACGTCTATCCAAATAGTATAGCAGGTGATATCCAACTTTACTACATAAGAAAACCATTAGATATTACTTGGAACTATGGAATTGGAGCAACATATGGTGAATATATATTCACAAATACTGGTAGTCAAAATTTTGAGATATCAAGTATAGAACAAACTGAAGTTATATTAAATATTCTCGCTTATGCTGGGTTAGTAATAAGAGATCCACAAATAATACAAACTGCTGCACAAATGGCTGCAGCTGAAAATGTAACTGAAAAAAGTTAATAAATGGCATTAATAACAGAAACAAATGCGCAGTATTATAGCGGAATGCAATATTTCGATAATACAGGACAAACGTCATTAACATGTACATTAAATACAATCCTTAATGATGCTGGTACTGCAGCTCCTAATTATACTCTTCAAGCAAACACAGTAACTACTCCTACTGTATATCAAGACTTAACACTGGGTGGATATTCAGTTAGTAATAATATAGTTAGTATTTCAGCAAGTTTACCACCAGCATTAATTCCTAATTTTCGTATAGTTTTATCTCAAAATTCTTTATGGGATAATTATGGTAGTTATGAATACATAAAGCTTAATGATATTATAGATAACTTTTTAGTAGCATATGTTGGAAATGGGAAATTAATATCTAGCGCTAAAAGAACTGATGTTATGTTTCATGCTAAACGAGGATTACAAGAGTTTAGTTATGATACATTAAAAAGTGTTAAATCAACAGAACTAACTATATCTCCTGGTTTAACAGCTGTAATTCCTCAAGATTATGTTAATTACGTACAGTTGAGTTGGGTGGATCAAACTGGAGTAAAACATATAATATATCCTACAACTTTAACAAGTAACCCAACTAATGTACCAGTACAAGATGCTGAAGGTTTACCTACTCAAGATGAGTGGGGACAGAATATTCAAGGAACTTCTATAACAGATGAAAGATGGAGAGAGAATAATACAGATAATTTAAATGGAGTATTAAACGCTCAAGCTTATAATGCTAATGTATATAATTGGACTTGGTGGGAAGCTGCGTATGGTCAACGATATGGTGCTGATACTGAAGTTGCTAATATGAATGGTTGGTTTACCATAGATGAAAGAAAAGGAAAGTTTGCTTTTAGTAGCGATTTAAAAGACCAAATGATACTTTTAGAGTACATATCAGATGGTTTAGCATCTGATTTAGATACTAAAGTACCTAAGATGGCTGAAGAAGCAATGTATTTACACATAGCATATAATATATTAGCTGGGAGAGCTAATGTTCCTGAATATATAGTAAGAAGATATAAAGTAGATAGAAGAGCAGCTTTAAGAAATGCTAAAATAAGACTATCTAATATAAAATTAGACCAATTCATACAAGTAATGCGAGGTAAATT